GCAACCCAGATCGTTATCCTGATGGCTCATCGCCTTGGACATACTTGGCTATGCCAGCTGTTCTTGAGTTTGCCGATGATCCAAAGGATTGGAAAACCCTCTGGCCACGCTCTGACAAGCCTTGGCTTGGAGATGATGCGAATATAGGCGAGGATGGTTTGTATCCACGCTGGGACGGCCCTAACCTTCGTAAGCGTCGCGGTGTGCTTGACCCAAAGACTTGGGCGATGGTTTATCAGCAGCAGGATGTGGACAGCGAGGCTGTCTTTAGTCCAGAAGCTGTTCGCGGTTCTGTATCAGGTATGCGTGCTATCGGTCCTTTGATCGCTGGGGCACCTGGTCATCCACAAACTCTTAACGGCGGTTCGTACACCATCTGCTCGATGGACCCAGCCATGTCAGGCGATACATTCTCAATTGCCTATGCTGGTGACAAGACAACCCAAAAGCGCTATATCTTGGAAGCTAGCCGTATGCCTGCTCCAACACCACAGCGTATTCGTGACTTGATCTTTGAGTGGACTGAGAAGTACAAGCCATCAGTCTGGGTTATTGAGAAGAACGCTTTTCAGTTGTTCCTCACCCAAGATGAAGAGATTAACCGTTTCCTTGCATCTCGCGGTATTCGCCTTGTCCAGCACTACACAGGTGCCAACAAGATGGATGCAGAGTTTGGCGTAGCCTCAATGGCTCCGCTCTTTGGAATGGTTGACAAACTTGGCAATCACGTCAAGGGGAGCAACCTTATAGATTTGCCACGGTCAGACAATGAAGGCGTAAAGTCGCTCATAGAGCAGCTCATAACTTGGTCCGCTGGCACTAAAAATAAACAAGATGGTTGCATGGCTCTCTGGTTTGCAGAGACTCAGATGCGTGACTATATCAACCAAGCTGGAGCATATGGTGGCTCCTTTATTAAAAATCCGTTCCAGACCCGTGACCAAGTCGCGCGTCGTCGGGTTATTAACATCGAAGACTATCAACGCGAAAAAGAAAAAATGGCAGCTAACGGGGGTTACTTATAGTGCTAGAGATTGATGTAATTTCGGATAAACTCCGTAAATTACGTGCGCACTACTTCGCACGTGACTCACGTTATGACGATCTATTGGCTATCCGCCAAGGCAAGATCGATCAGGTATTCCCTGGCATGTTCTCAGAGGATTACCCAAAGCCAATGATCGCCAACTTCATTGACGTTGCTGCACGCGACGTTGCTGAAGTTATCGCTCCGCTTCCTGCTTTTAACTGCATGACAACCAAGACCACCTCAGATCGTGCCCGTGAGCGTTCAGACAAGCGCACCATGATCGCCGCTGGTTACCGCGACACTGCCAACCTTCAGACCATGATGTACACAGGTGCAGATCGCTACCTCACCTTTGGCTGGTTGCCATTCCTCATTGAGCCAGATTACGAGAACAATCGCCCAATGATCCGCATCGATTCACCTATCGGTGCCTACCCAGAGTTTGACAGATTCTCACGCCTTGTCTCATACTCAAAGCGTTATGTCAAAACCATCCGTGAATTGATCAACGACTTTCCTGAGCACGAGAATGTTATTCGTGGTCAGTATGAGAACCGTAACTCAGAGCGTATCCTTGAAATGTATCGCTATCAAGATAAAGACCAGATGGTTCTCTTTTTGCCAGAGCGTAACAACTTTGTTCTCTCACGCGTTGAAAATGAACTAGGCGAAATTCCTGTAGCCATTGCGTTACGCCCAGGCGTTGACTCAGATGAGCATCAACGCGGTCAGTTCGATGACATTATGTGGGTACAGGTTGCTCGCTCACGCTTTGCTTCGCTTACACTTGAAGCAGCGCAAAAAGCAGTTCAAGCACCGTTTGCTTTGCCTTCAGATGTTAACGTACTTGAGATTGGCCCAGACGCGACTATCCGCTCTGCCAACCCACAACAGATTCGTCGTGTGGATCTTAACCTTCCACCAAACATCTTTCAAGAAAACGAAATTCTTGATCAGGAAATGCGCACTGGATCACGTTATCCAGAAGGCCGTCTTGGTCAGCAGTCTGGTTCTATCGTTACGGGTCGTGGCGTTGAAGCACTCATGGGTGGCTTTGACACACAGGTCAAGACAGCACAAGGCGTATTTGCTGAAACATTCCGCGAGGTAATCCGTCTATGTTTCATGATGGACGAAAAGCTATTTGGTGATGTAACCAAGGAAGTTCGTGGCATTAACGCTGGTGCTCCGTATGTTGTTACATACACACCAAAGAAAGACATTGCTGGTGATTACACCTGCGACGTAACCTACGGCATGATGGCTGGACTTGATCCAAACCGTGCTTTGGTTTTCGGCCTACAGGCTCGTGGCGACAAGCTCATCAGCCGCGACTTTTTGCGTCGTCAAATGCCTTGGGAAATGAATGTCAGCCAAGAAGAAGAGCGTGTTGAAGTAGAAGAACTGCGTGACAGTTTGATGCAAGCAGTTGCCTCATACGCTAACGCATTACCACAAATTGCTATGCAAGGTGGCGATCCATCTAAGGTTATCAATGCTATTGCCAAGGTAATTGTTGGTCGTCAAAATGGCGATCCAATCGAAGAAGTTGTAGCAGAAGCATTTGCTCCTGAGCCACAGCCACAACAAGCTGCTATGCCAGGACAGCAACCTCAAGCACCTGGAGCGCAGCCAGGGCAACCACCAATGGGAATGCCTGCCCCACAACAAGGCCAAGGTGGCTCTGCTTTACAGCAACTACTAGCAGGACTTAATTCTTCTGGTAACCCGCAGCTTGCTGCATCGGTTAGCAGACGCTCACCCGCCTAACGTTACGAGTGAGAAAACCAATTCCCTATAGGAGAAAAAAATGACACAGTTCCGATCAAATCTACAATCACCACCAGTACGCGTTGCAATGCAGGGTGGAATGGGCAGTTCAGATGCAGTAACACAGAAGACAAGCATCCAGTCTGCACCATCAGTAAAGTCAACAGGCAAGTCAGATGTTAAGTACACCGTTCAGCCTTCAGGCACAAAGGGTGTTGGCACAACTGCTGGAAAGCCACTTAAGTAAATTATGCATGATGAAGAGAGCGGTAGCCGCAGACAAATCCTGTCTTCTTGGGATGTTGCCGCTCTTTTCATTGAACTTGCAAAAGATATTTTAGTTAGTTTTGTAAAGTTTTTAGATGTATTGAGCGATATGTCTCTACATCAAGCAAGTGTCGTGGAAGATAAACAGTTGTTCCACGAAGATGTTGTCCGTACCATTGAGACTATTGTAGAGGGTGAGTGATCATGGCAGGTAAAGGTGGCTATCAAGCTCCAGCACGTCCAGCCGTTGCATCAGGCCCAGGGGCTTTAAGCCAACGCACCGATGGCGGACCTGCATCAAAACAAGCAATGCGCTATGTCAGTGGCATGCCTAACTATGGCGATGGCACAGATATGATGCAGATTCAAAGCGGTGCACCGATGGCTGCTACGCCATCTCCACAGCCAACATCGCCAGCACAAATGGCGCAGGCTGCACAGCAACAAAGTCAACCAGTAACACCTCTTACTGCTCCTACGCAGCGCCCTAATGAACCAGTAACTGCTGGCGCAGCGTCAGGCCCTGGCGTTGGTCCAGAAGCTCTTGGCATTCAGCCAGGACAAACAATTCAACCAGCACAATCAGCTAAACAAACCGTACAGGCTCTTGCATCACACCCAGATGCTGGCCCAGAATTGCAGGCGTTAGCTTCAGCATTGGGGAAGTAATTGGCAACTAATCCATTACAACCACAACAACCTATTACAAGTGGCGCACCTACTGTCGCAGCCGCTAGTCAAATCTCTAAAGATAATCCAGGTTTAGTTCAGCATGCCCCAGATCAGGCAAGCGTAGTTATCGCAACTGGAGCAAATCCAGATGTTGCTGGTGGCCTTAATTCTATTAACCACGTAACTGCTGCAACACAGGCTGTTAAGCAAAATCAACAAATGTACAGCTCTGGCTCATGGTGGAAAACAGTTCTTGGTGATGTTGGTAAGGTCATCAACGCTGTACCAGGTTTGGGCACTGTAGCTCAATGGGCAAACAAAGGCTTGCAAGAAGTACAGTCTGATTACAAATTTCTTCATGCTGTTTATGTAGATCATGGATTTGGTCAAGGATTACTAGCAACGCTAGGAGTTGCAGGCGGCGCTGCCGTTGGTGCACTTGCTGGACCAGAAGGCATTGCACTTGGTGCAGATGCTGCTGCATCCCTTGAACGTGATGCTGGTGGACAACTTCTTCCAGAATATCAAGATGCTTACAAAAAGTCTATTGATCCAAACTACAAAGTTTCCATTGGCCGTGATATTGCAAATGGCCTTTCAAATGTGCCAGGTTTGCGCACTTTAAAAGATACAGATCATGGTATTGGTCAATTTATTTCAGGTTCAACAGATGCTGCATTTGACCTTGAAGCAGATCCATTGGCAAATGCTGGCAAGGTTGCAAATGCTCTTAAGTCTGGAAAATACTTAGACACGGCAAAAGAATTAGATGCTTCTGGCAACCCAGTGCTTAACGCGCAAGGTCAGCCAAAGACTTTGCTTGGCGCAGATGGTAAGCCAATTGTTGTAGCTACAATTCCTTTGGCTCGTAATGCTCCTGCGGTTAAAAACTTTCTTCTTTCTGTATCTAATAAAGCGCTTACCAGCGATCAAGTTATGCAAGCCTACGAAGCTGGCGGTTTAGCTGGTAGATTTAATGCTGCTTTAAATCCAATAAAGCGTGCTTTTGATGATATTGCAGAACGCACAAATCCTATTGATATTCAACGCGCTTATCCTGGCACACAGTTTACGCCATCAATGCTTGAGCAACTTGCTGCTGCTAAAAGTGGTCAAGAAGTTGCATCAATCTTTGGTAAGTCCTTGTACGCTGGTGAGACAAAAGAAGATGCTGTTAGCACAGTAAACCTTGCTATTCCAACTCGCACCCTTGGCCGATCTTTGGTAGCAAATCTTACTGATACAATTATTAAAAAATCTGGCGACACACCATTAAGCCAAGAGCGCAATCTTTTGCTACCTAAGCGCGTACCCGTTCTAAAGCCAGATGGAACACAAGATTTTGCTGTTGATGAAGATGGCAATCAAGTGGTCAAAACCAAGTATGCTTGGGGCGGTTTGCTTTCCAAGACAGACGGCGCTTGGAATGGCTGGGGTGCGCTTGCTGGCAAAGTAAGAACTTTTACTGGTTACAAATCTTTGGTTATCAACCAAAAACTTATGCAACAATCTGGCAATGAGTTTAAATTTACAGATCATGGTGCTGGCACAGCATTATTTAACATGTTCTATTATGCCATGCCTCGTGATGTGGCTTTGGAAAAAGCTGCTGAAATTATGGCAGAGCCAAATCCTATTACCCAGCAAGAACTTTACGCCGCAGGCGTTAAGGAAGTAATCAAGGCCGCTGGCCTTCCAGACGATTACAACATTGTACGCGACACTATGTCACACGCTCAGCGTGCTGGTACTGGTGGCAATCTTGGTGACATGCAATCTGGTACAGATCATCTTGGCAATGTGCTTGGCGAAGTAGAAATGAAAACTCCTACCGTTGCTGGTAATGATCGCTACGGAACGCCAAAAGATTCTGCACCTGTAGCCTTATGGTCATGGCAGCGTGGCAGCAACGCATTTATCGATTTTAAAGATCTTCGCAATGCCATGAAGCAAGCAACTATCCATGGCTTGATGTACTCACCAAAGGTCGACGACTGGTATACTCGTTATACCGACAAGATCTTTGCTCCGATGACATTGTTCACAACAGGTTTTGGTCTTCGCGTTGCATCATCTGAAGCGTTGCATCAGGTTATTCGCAAAGGACTTGCAGATTACCTGCAAACCAAAATTGCTTTTACTGGTGCTAAATACGATTATTCAAATCTCAGCACAGCAGATCGTGAAATTCAAAAAGAGATGCTTGGCAAAACTCCTGCTGAGCGTCAAGCCATTTTGGATAAGGTTGCTCAAGCGGCAACCCCAGAAGATGCTAATGCTGTACTTGGCAACGATGTTGTCAAGAGCAATGAGATTACAGATCTAGAACAGGAAAAAGAAAAGCAATATCAAGGTCTTGAAAAAAGTATTGCCAATGATCCTGATCTAAGCAAATACGCAAAAGCGCGTAATCTTATTCGTCCATTTGGATGGACTGCCAGCAAGATGGCTCCATACCTAGCGTCTGAAAAGTACAAAGTCTTGATGAACTGGCAACTCAAAATGGGTGGCTTAACAATCCCATCTGGCGTAGCATCAGATCACTTAGCTCACTTTAACCTTAACCAAGCAGAACGCGCAGCTAAGACTGTGGAAGAACTTGGCCACGGTGCAGACGGCAAGCAAAGCATTATGGGTCTTACTGGCAAAGATCCTCACTACCATGTGTGGTGGGCACAAAATCTTTCCAAGGTTCGCAATGAACAGATGGCTCGTGATATTGCCAACGATTACTTGCGTTTATCAAAAACACCAGTGTTTCGTTACGATCTAACTCCAGATCAGCAATGGTCGCAAATTCAACAATTGCATCAAGCTCGCATTGAAGATCCAACCAAATATGCAGATCTTCGTCATGACATGGTTGGCCTTCGTGATGGCAAGGCAAGTTCATTTTCTGATGCTCAGGTTAAAGCAATTCGTGGACTTGTTACTGGTAAAGATGGAACAATTCACACGGATCTTCTTAATAACATTGCTAACGCAAAAGTTACCTATGCAGAAGATCTAAAGAAAATACCTTTACTTTCTAGCCCTGCAAAAGTAATCGGCAAGGTTGCTGGCCCTACATACGACAATGCCATCCAACGCATTTTGCAGATGGGTTACCGCAAATTTATTAACCCAGTAATGGATAGCATCTCTCGTGAGCCTATGTTTGGTCACTACCTATACGAAAACTATCGTTCACTTCAGCCATTGGTTGATGCTGAAAAGATCAATGACCTTGAGGCTTTGCAGTTTGCTGGTCAAAAAGCAGTAGTT